GGTATAGAATCGAACCCCTTCCACAGCCGTTGTTCCGCCAGCTTGCCGTTGTAGTATTTCTGCGTTGCAAGATCAGGGTCAAACATTGTCCACCTGATAATAGTTGGGTCTGCTGTCGAGGTTGGTAGAGATGCCAGAAGAGTAATTTGACTGCCAACATCGACACCTCCTACTCGTGCTTTAATATACAGTACAGAAGCGCTACCTAATCTACTCATATTCCAGCAAACAAATTCATATTCAGAATACGCAGAAGTCATCCCTTCAAGCGCTGCCGACGCTCCACTAGCTATAGAATCGGAATCAATTAGTATCCAAGGATTAATTCCAGTTGCCAGCTTTGCCTCGGTAACAGCACCGGCAGCAATCTTAGCGGTTGTCACAGAAAGATCATTGATTGCGGCTGTAAGAACTTTAGGCGCACCCGCCGCCCCCTCAGCAATAGCAATAGCATTATCCCTCAATGCTAAAGCATCAATCGACCGGCCCGGTTTGCCGGGCTCTAGTGCCGCGTCTGTGATCGTTGTCCAAGTTGCCATTTAATAAATCCTCATTGCCAGGAATATCCGTCATCGCCGTTCGGCATTAAGCCAAAAGCATCGCCCCAAAAAAATCCAGTTAGCCGCTCGGCATCGCTTGCGGCTGCGTATGTTGGCGCGTCCGCTGCCATCCAAAACCCTGCTCTGTCTTGTGTTCCGAACTCAAACCGCTGTAGCTGGTACTCTGTGACCTCGCCGCTCACCGTTTCTTCTGCGCTGATAACCTGCCAGCGTAGAACTCTCGGCCCGCCTGTTGCGTCTACTATGCTATCAACGGTTACGTCTGCTAGATCACCCGTCCACATCGCGCGATCTTTTGCATCTAGAGAAAACGCTATGTATTCGGGCGTGTCCCTAAACCGTGATAACAGTCTAACAGTTGTCTGTATTGCTATCGCGTCTGTTTGGATCCATCGGCTGTATATCTTTTTGATTCGCCGCTCACCGTATTGTAAGTCAGACTCAGCATCACCATCAATTCGCACGCGTATGCGCCGGTAGTTCTGCTCGACGTTTAGTTTTTCAACCGGGTTGCGCTGACCAAAGAAAACCCATACCTGGCTGATTCTTTCTTTTGGCTTTGCCTTTAGCTCAAACGTGCCAGCCAATATGTTTTTAAAGTTGTCTATGGGTTTTACAAAGTCACCCGCCGCCGGACGCAATGCCCGCAGTTTTATTTGTTCGTCGCGCTCGTCCCACCAGATATAAAAAAGCGCCTGCTCTGTGATCTCACCCAGCAAGTCAGTAACACCCGTGGGTTCAGTGATCAGTGCAGACAACCGGAACTGCTCAAGCCATATACTGGCCTCTGCGCTCCACTCCGCTAACGGAATAAAGCTGGCTGGGACGTTTCCGTAAGTAGTTAAAAGATCATTGGTAAGATCATCCGGCCTGATGTTCACGTACTCAAGGCAAAGCTGCACGCGGTCGCCCGCGTCTTGGCTTTTGGGATCCGTGCCATTGATAGAGCGAGTAATCCCCGTTAGCCGCATTTCTGTGTCAGATATTGTGCTGACGCCCGTGTACGAAAACAGCTCTTTGTTGATTCGCACTTTGCCGGGCGCAGGATACTCTGACGCAATACCTCCCGTGATGCGGATTGGATCCATGCTGACTGCATCAGAATAATCGACAATCAGCTCTCCCGTCGAAGCTATCGGAGCCTGCGCCTTGTCATTATCAGCTAGCTTTAAAACGTCCTTAGCTTTGATGGTTACATTTTGATTGCTGTCTGGGCCGCTGAACGTGTCTATAAGATATGTGCGCTTGCCCATTTCTGCCAGTGGTTGCCCTACATAGCCATCATAAACGCGGATAATGTAGCCGGTGTAATATGGATTCCTAGCGAGCCATTTGCTCCAGTATGAGCCGCGTTCCGTGGCGATGTAGTCCCGCTCAAGCCTGTACTTATCAACGAGGTGGTCAGAATATGGGTGATCTTTAAACGTAACAGACAGCTCAGCCCGTATCCCTAGCGGACCTTTTGACTGACTGCCGCCCACTACGTTGATTTGAGTCGGGCTTGTGCTGACAGATTGCAGCGACGGTACGCAAAAGATACCAGCAGGCTGAGCAGCTTGCGGCTTGCAAAATCGTAGCAGCAGCGGCTGAGGGTCGTAGTTCGGCACGTCCTGACATGTCTTTGACGTGTTGAAGCATTTAATACTTCCGGTAACACCAATGGCCGCAGTGCAAGGAAACACGCCGTATTCCAGCGAGCACAGAGGTTGTTCAATCTCAATGATCTGCAAAGGCTCGCGGCCTATAGTATTTTCACTCACTTGCATAGCCCTCTACGCTCATAGAGACATCCATGTAGTCCAGCACGCCCATGTTTGATGGAGTAATGTCGCCAGTTGCCCAGCAGAAGCCTATCTCATTTGGAAACTTCGACGGCCGCCACGCAATAAAAAAAGGCTTGCTTCTTGCCGACTTAACAAAAGGATCGAAGTACTCTCTGTACCACCCCGCTTTAAGATGCTGCCACGAAAATGAAGTCTGCAATCCGTGGCGGATAGTTGAGCTGCCCAAGAACTGCCCGTCTTCTGATTTAGTCGGGCGTTTAACAGTACGCCGGCCAAGCGTTATAGGGGTATGCCCGGAGTATATTGCGCGCTGCATGGCCAAGGCTACGCCCAAATATATAACGCCAATCTGTGGTGCTGTGGAACCCGCTACTGACACTCTAAAATAACGATCTGTGACTTTAGCAAAAATAATCATCAACGCACTGTTTTCAGACGGCGATACAGTTTCGATCGTAGTCCATGTAGAGTTGTCGGCGCTTTTCTCAACAGTGACAGTCGAGCCGGTAGAGCCAAGCGTGTGCGAGGCAATGCCGACATAATCCGCAGGTTTAGCCGTGCCGTTGTCAATAGTAATGCTAGCTGTGCCTGATGTTGGTTGCCAGCGCTCGAATGTGTTTTCTCGCTGAATCGAATCAGCAGGCCATGCAGCCGCTGCGCTTGTGGCCGTAACGGTTGCAGATGGCACAAAGTTATCATACCCGATGCGTGCGTGGGTGAGAGGTGTTGTAAGGTCATTAACAACGACTGAAGGACTAATTACAAAGCTCATACTGTATTCAGCTTGATACGCATACCATCTTCCTGCAAGTCGTTGATCTGTTCGACCAAACCGATCACTGTACGGCGGTCGAAGTTCTGTCCTGTGATGCTCAGGTTGGCTACCGTCTTCTCGGTCGGTTCAGCGGTCGACTTGACCGGCTCTGATTGATCGTTGATGCTCTGGGTTACGCTTCCTCCTCCACCACCTCCGCCACCTGACCCGCCTCCGCCAAAACTGGAAGATTTGATTGCTGAAATCTGAGAAAAAGTGGCCGCTGCTGCTGCTGCACCATAAGCGGCACCAAGCCACGGGCCACCTGTACTGGCACCAATTTTGTATGCGCCGGTTATAGCGGCATAGCCATCTACAACGGCTTGAGATAAAGCCGCAGCCTTGCCGATCTTAAACATCGTACGGCTGCCAGAGTTCATGAGACTTGTTGTATCAGACCAAAACTGTTTTTCTGCTGCTGCTTTTTGTCTAGCCTCCCGCTCTTTAATTTTAGTTCTTTCTGATGCTGCCCTCTCTTCTATTGCCGTGAGCTCATCCTCTTCTCTTTGCTTCTGCTCAACTGATAGTGCACCCCACTCTTCCTTGGTTATCATTTGCTGCTCAAGTGCTAAAGCGAGATCTTCATTCTCAATTGCGTACTTCTCCAGTGTCAATTCACGCTCTGACATATTCGCTTCTTTTATGGCTTCTAGCCTTCTCTCTAAATCTTCGGATGCCTTTTTCTTCGCCTCAGGATCTTCATCGTCGTCCTCACCGCCGCCGATGTCCGGCCTCAGCAATGCTGACACGCTTACCATTTCTTCGGCGGCTGCCTGTGCGTTTGCTTTTGATTCTGCGACAAACCGCTTAAACTCCATGCCGGGCATGGGGGCCGTTAGCGTATCCTGGATGTCTTGCATTCCAGTTCTTTGAGCAGCCCGAACTATTTCAAGCTCTTGCTCAATAGTCTTTCCAATCGTTGACAAACCAGCGGTTTCTATGTCAACGCCGGGGATTTTGTTCATTAACTCTATTAGCTCGTTCATGGCTTTGACCGGCTTGTTAATGACATAATCTGCAATCATTAACATCACCTCGGCCATGCCGAGACCAAACAGCGCCGCTCCTTTCCCGGCTACTAGCAGCACACGATTAACGCCTGCAACAGCGTCAACCACAAAAGCGATCGCATTGACGACCATGTCGAACCCATTACCAACAGCCTCACCCATGTCAACGCCATCGGTGCCAGCTTCAACCATCATTTTCGACACAGCGTCAAGAATGGGCGCGAATTCTATCGCCATGTGCTGAGAGATTCCCTCGACGACCAAGCCCACGCGCGCGAAAGAGTCGTTGGCCGCTTCAACTTTTGCAGCATCAACGTCGCTCAGAGACAGACCAAGCGCTTCGACTTCGGTTCTAGCCCCGCGAATAGCGTCGCCACCTTGCAGCATCAGGTTAACAAGCTCGCCGTTTCGGATACCCATCTGCCGAAGTTCATCAGCCGCAGCAGACGTGGATAGCCCCATCTCCTTCATGCGGTCTGCAATAGCCGCCATTCTTTCATCGACATCCATATCGCCTAAGGCGCTGGCGTCTAATCCAAGGCGTTTAAAAGATGCCGCCGCCGTGCCTGTTCCGCGTTCAGACTCACCAATCCGCTGGTTTAGCTTTTCGGCAGCGTCATTCATAATGCTCAGACCGATACCCGCATCTGATGCGGCGATCTGAGTAGCGCGTAGTCCGTCGATTGTGCCGCCGATCTGGCGAGCTAGTTTTGCTTGTGCGTCAACAGCGGCTAAACCCTTGACAGTTAGGCCAATCGCGATTGCAGCACCGGCAGCAGCAGCAGCAGCGCCATATTTTGCTGCCTGCTTGATGCCTGCTTTCATCTCGCGCGAAAGCTGATTTATTTGAGATTTTGAGCGCTTAACCGCCCGGTCAAGATCGTCAGTGTTTGCGCCTATGATTACTTCTACGCCAGCCATCAGTCGTCTCCGTATGCCTCTTCGTAAATTGCGGCGACTTCTGCGCCACTCATGCCTCCGGCGTATCGTTCTTGAGGCTGGAGCATCTCGATCTTTGTTTCAACTACCCAAAAAAATTCTGTTGGGTGCGTCTTCCAAAATTCGGTTGGGTTATATCCCCACGCGACCCAAAGCTGATACCAGTGCCTAACTAGCTTGCCGCCACTTTTTTTTTGGCCTTCTCCGCGTCCTGATCGTTGCCAGTGCTCTTGCCGAGATCCACATCAGCGCCAGGCTGTGCCATCATTGTGATAGCAACCAACGACCCGGCCATTTCGCCCATTCGTTTATAGCCTGATGACTCGCGTACCTGATTAGCAGTTACCTTGGCACCCGCATAATTCAAGGCAGCGGCATACGCTCTAAATATTTTAGCCGTTGGGTATTTTCCAGAGCCAAGCGCGGGCGCTAACTCAAGAAAAGAAACCACATCTTCAATAGCTTCAATCAATCCCCAAATGCTATCTTCTTTATCTACTGTGTAATCCTTGCCGTTAAACGACAAAGTTACTGGTTCAAGTTGGCTCACTTTGTTAGCCCCTCACTAGATGACTGGTGGAGTGTATGTGACTACGCCTGTGCTCATAAGCGACGCGGAGAAAGTTACCGCCTCGTTATATGGCTGCCCCTCACTGTATGCGCCGATCTGGAAAGTGCCAGCAATCGTGCCGCCGTCTGAATATGTGAGCAACGCATCAGCTCGCAATGCAGCGCCGCCAGCCATCTTTGCGGTGCGCAGAATGTTATCCTTGGTAACGCCGGACAGTTCAACCTGCACGCTGGTTTCTGCATCTTCCGCTAACAGGATTTGCACGCCGTCGTCTTCATCAGACGTTACGTTTACAGCCTCGCCATTGACAGAGAGTGACTTCTCACGAACGCCAAGTATTGCCGCCGTGTCCCACAATAATATTACCTTCCGACCATATTCGCTTGCCATGATTATGCTTCCTCGTAAATGATTTTGAATTCCTGAACACCATGACGGGTAATCCCGTCTGGATCTCTTTGCACTGTCTGAGTTATATAATCAGACCCTATGAAAACTGACCCTGCTATTGCGATTGTACCACGATGTAAGACATCGTCTATAGCATCCTGTATCTGCTTTGCTTCCAGTGAGTGACTTGCCCTGCTCCAGACGTGAATTTGAGCAACACACTCATTCCCGCGCTCTGTGTCTGTATCCCACGGCTGTGATGTTCCGTCGCTGATAGTGACAAACGGAAACAAGCTATCGTCTGCCGGGTCGCCTGCCTGTGTTGGGTTGTCGTATACGCCGACAATAAGCGCAGACAGTGCCGCGTCATCTTTAAGCGCGGTGTAAATTCCGAGCTGTAAATGGTATGCGCTCATGTCTTGTTAAACTTCTCAGTCGCGCTGTTAATGGCTTTGGTTAACCGATTAACAAAGTATTGCTTGTTCGCCATAAGCGCCGGGTTTAGATATGGCCTGGCTTCCATATTTAGTGTGCCGTGCTCTAGCCAAAACGCGTATTTAATATCGCTGTACACTCTCCCGCTTAGGTCTTTTGATTCTGCCTTTATGCTGCTGACCAGGTCTCCGGTGTCTTTTGCAGGGGACTGGCCCGGAGCTGACGCTTGATGGGTGGGTGATAAATTCTGACCCGGCGCGCGCGTATATACCAGTCCAGACTTAGTGCCGCGCTGAACGGATTTGATCGCATGGGTACGCACCTTCTGAGCAGTTGCCGCAACCGCCTTGGCTCCCTCACGATTGCCCGCCGCGCCTAGTCTAGCGAATGCTTTTAGGGTTTCGTCTAGACCCTCAATGCGTCCGCTCATACAGCCACACCCCCATCAAGATCTATTTCTAAAAACTTGTTTCTGAACTCTAGGTTGTTTATGAAACGAATCTGATAAGCCCGGCCTCTGACTATAACCCGGTCTGATTCTGTTAAGTCTGTGCGGTAGCGAATTACCAGCCTGTTACGGGTGGTGGCGTCAAGCCGCTCAGCATATAGCCGCTCACTGCCTGATATGGGTTTGAAGTAGCCGCGCACATTGGCCTTGCTTGTGTATGTAATCGTGGTAGCACCGCCACCGATGCTGGTCTTAACCTGAGACTGAAACTCTACAGGCTCGCGCA